ACACAATGTCCCGTTTCGGCCCCGGTATAGAGATCCCTCTCCCCAACGAAAACTCCCATAAATTTTTCGCAACCTCTATTATTTACAGAATACTTACGTTTCAATATACACCCCTCCACGCGCCCCCCCTTCCCCATTTTCACCAAAACATTCTAACACAATGTCCCGTTTCGGCCCCCGCACCACGATTCCCGCCCCCCCCCCCCCCGAGCCCATCCAAGCTGCCACCGATCCTAACACCCCCGCGCCACCCAACCCCCTCCACGACATAACTCAAGCTATAAACGCCCCTGGCAACGTCACCTCTAACGAAGGCGACCTCTTCATCCTCGACACCGTCCCGGATCACCGGTTCCCCCTTCTCTCCTGGCTCTACTCCATTCCTAGAGTCCTGCAGCCCACCGCTTACTCTCAGGCCCCCAACGCATCCCCAGCCTCTCTCCTCGGCTACACCTATCTCATGTACATCGGCCTCCTCTTTCACAACGACGCTTTTCAACGTCCCTCCCCATCCAAGCACGCTCGCTCCATTCTTAGTGACTACTATCTCGCCACGTTTTTCAACTCCCTTCTTGATTTACCTGTCCCCGCTTTCGCTGCCCTCGACTTCGAAGCCCTTCGATTCTTCAACCACGACCTGGCCTCCAACCTTGTCGCCATCGGATCTGAAGCTGGTTTCTCATTCGCGCACGACTTTGGACGCTTCTTCACCGCTGGTACTTTCTTCGGTCTCCACGCCACCCTTGCCACCATGCCCGGAAACACCCAACTCGCCGCCGCACAACTCGCATTCTCCAAAATGACAGTCGCTCGCATCACCACAGCCCCCGGTCAAACCGTAAACCTCGCCCCCGGACATCTATTCGGCACAGTCATGAATGATACTCCCTATCTCAACTGGCTAAACACCCGCCTCTCCGCCATCCTCAATCAGAGCGAAATCCGCTCCATGGCCTCCCGTCCCAACGCTGGTCGCATTCCCATGTTTGCTATCCCAGAACAAGAAATGTCAGACGTCAACCCCTACCTTCTAATGATGTCAATCTCAGACGACAATCTTGAACTCCTCACCTCCTGGATCCGCAACCTCGCTTCCTTCACCCGCGAAACTCTTACGACTTCACGACCCCTACGCAATTACACACAGCCCGGCAACCCTGAAGTTCTTAGACATCTTGTCTTCGAAGCTCCACCCCCCACCTGGCACTCAGACTCCCTTGGTACTCACACGTCGCTCAACCCCACCCCCGAGCCTCAGAACCCATTCCGTGTTGGTAATCACCCACATACCCACACTCAGTTTGCCGCAGCCCGCAACTTCCGCACGCGCTCAGGAATCCCCGCTCCTATCGCTACGAACAACCCCCTCGCTGCCAACGCCGCCGCTCCCCCCTCCGTCGACAACTCCTGGTTTGCATCTCTCGTCTCCACAAACGAAAACGCACACCCAAATGACCCCGTCGTCCGCCGCAGACTTACTGCTGATGGACACTTCGCGAACACCCCTCGCGCCGTCATCTTCGAGCCCACCTCCGCTACAGAGTCTACCGCTCATCACGTCGCCGTCATCACCTCTGGAAAAATCATCGAATCCGGTGATTTCACTGGAACTGTAATTCCCACGGTCCACCCCCGCCGCAACCTCTACCTGCAGAACACGCACTACCTTTCAGGTGCTGTCCTCATCTCCCAGACCCGTCCCGCCATTCGTAATGAATATTTTGATATTCACAACGTTACAGACGAAGACCTTCTCCGATCCCCACTTGGTATCCTCCGCGGATATTCATCCCGTCTTAGACTCCCCCTCTTCAGACAAGGCATCGTTGAACGCGCCCTCACTTTTGAGTCAGCTAACTTTAGCTCGCTCATCGCCTCAGGTGCTACTCTCCTCCCGAACGCTCATCGCGCTTTCGATTCCACAAACGTCTTCCTCGCCCCGGACAATCAAGGTCACCTCGTAGACGACGAAATCTGGCCCATCTGGTCCAGCTATCGCCACTACAACCAAGAGGCCCGCCAATGGTACGTCCTGCCCTCCCTTCGCCACATCTTTGGCACTCAGGCTCGCACGTTCCTTACCGACCACCCTTCTCGCCGCATCCCGGCCTAAATTTCATATTTAGGTTCTGGCCCCGCCAAATTTTCGGAATCCCCGTTTATGGCCGCCATCGTTCACCTTCTTATGAGCTGATTTTACGGACTAAATTCAGTGTCTTTTAAACTTTGAGTATTGTTTCTTTTTTTTATACACACTCTTTCATTTGTTCTCTTGAAATTAAAAAAAAAAAAAAAAGTAATCCACGTCCACTCTGCCTCGCCAGATTGACTAAAACATAAAAGGAAAAAAAAAAATTTAAAACAAAAAAAAAAACAAAAAAAACTTTTAAAAAACCAAAAAAACCAACCCCCG